GTAAAAGCTATGAAACAAACTAAGCAATGGAAGGAAGGGTTCGTATGTGCGCCAGAGGTGCTTATCAACCAGGAGCGTTGGGACGACTCTGAAGTTAAAGTCAAAAACCCATGGGACAATGCTAAATGAAACTAGATGAAGTCATAGATGCTTTAACAGTAAATAAACAAACTATTACTGACTACTACAATGCAGGCTATGGTACTAGTGAGTTCAAGGTCAAGGACACCAATGTATTTACAGATGAAGTTGTACGTTATTTTTCAGATGAAATTCATTCAGGTAAGTCATTAGGTTTTGTAAAGACAGAAGAAGACTTTAGAATTAGACCTGCTGAACTTACAGTTCTTACCGGTGTATCTGGTCATGGTAAGTCAATGTGGTTATCACAAGTTGTATTATCTCTTATGGGTCAAGATACTAAATGCCTTATATCATCACTTGAAATGAGACCTGTATTAACATTGGCTCGTATGATACAACAAACTTTAAAGACTACAGACCCAACGCCTGAATATATTTCAGCGTGGTGTGGAAGAGCTGCAGAAAAGCTGTATTTATACGATCAAACAGGAAGTACTACCTCAGACGATATGATAGCAACAATGTTTTACGGTAAGCATGTATTGGGTGTATCAGTATTTATCATAGATAGTTTAATGAAGATGAGTGATATATCTGAAGACAATTATGAGAAACAAAAATTGTTTATAGATAGACTTGCTACAACTTGTCGTGATTTAAATGTTCATGTATTCTTAGTAGCGCATACTCGTAAGATGGCAGATGAAACAGAAATACCAGATGCAACTCACATATTAGGTTCTTCACATATTCGTAATTTATGCGATAATATTATTTGTGTTTGGCGTAACAAGAAAAAAGAATTAGATGTAGCAGAAAATAATAAGACTGAAGATGAATTAAAAAAGATACCAGACTGTTTAGTTTACTTACAAAAACAACGTAATTATCCTGTAGAAGGAAAATGGTCTTTTTGGTTTGATAAAAAAGGTTTAAGATATACGGAGAGTTCAAGATGACAATTAACGACTTCATAAAAGAATGTAAAAAAGTATTTGGTTCAGATATACAATACAAAGCAACTTCTAAAGACGGACAAGTATTTAAAACGAAAGGATGGCGTGATGATAAAGTGGGCATTAACCAAAGACAACTTACCTCAACTTATAGAGAAGTTAAAAACTCTTGACTTTACTAAACGCTGGCGTGTAACAGTAACAGACGCTAAACTTAACCGTAGTCTTGAACAAAACGAAAGGCTATGGGAATTATATGGAAGTATTGGAAACCATTTAGGTATTGATAAAGATAATATGCACGAACTTATGGGATATAAATTCTTACGCTACCAAACTGAAATTGCAGGTATGCCAGTAGAACTTATAAAGTCAACAACTAAACTAACCACAAGTGAGATGACAGAATACCAACAACAGATAGAGGTATGGGGTCAAACTATGGGTTGGGGTTGGGACTACTAATGAAGATATTAATAGCTTGTGAGTTTAGTGGAACTGTAAGAGAAGCATTTACAAAGTTAGGTCATGATGTAACTTCATGTGATATTGAGCCAACAGATATTCCTGGTAAACACTACCAAGGTGATGTAAATGATATTATTAATGATGGTTGGGATATGATGATTGCATTTCCACCATGCACACATTTAGCTGTAAGTGGTGCTAGACATTTTGAACAAAAACGAAAAGATGGCAGACAGCAACAAGGTATAGACTTTTTTATGTCAATGATAAATGCACCAATACCTAAAATTGCAGTAGAAAACCCAATAGGTATTATGAGTTCTATCCATAAAAAGCCTAGTCAAATAATTCAACCTTGGGAATATGGTCATGAGGCTCAAAAGTCTACTTGTCTATGGTTAAAAGGATTGCCTTTGTTAAAACCAACAAACATTGTGGATAAAGGTAAATTTTATATAACTCCAAGTGGGAAAAAAATGCCGGCATGGATGAGTGACCCAATTGGAAAAGATGGTAAAAAGATTGGATACAATACACCGGAAATTAAAAAGATACGCAATAAAACATTTCAAGGTATAGCAGATGCTATGGCAAACCAATGGGGTGGAAATGAACTATAGAAACCCTAAACTACTTAAGTTAGCAGACGGCGCACCATGTATGATGTGTTCTATTCAAGACGGAACAGTAGTATCTGCACACTCTAATCAATTACGTGATGGTAAAGGAACAGGTATAAAGGGACATGATTATCGTATAGCGTTCTTATGTCATCAATGCCATCATATGATAGATAATGACAGAATGTTAGATAAACATGATAGAATAGCTGCATGGGAAGAAGCACATAGAAAAACTATAGGCTGGTTATTTACTAACGGACATTTGGAGGTAAAATAATGGGTAAAGGCTCAGCACCAAGACCATATAGCGTAGACGCAGAAACTTTTGAAAGCAATTGGGATAAAATATTTAAAAAAGAAAATAACAGTCATGATATATCACCTCACGCTTATGAGTATGAACTTAATAAGTCTACAGGTGAAGTAGAAAAAACTTTTAAAGAAGGTACATCTAAACCAAACCAAGGACAATTTGATGGCAGGCAAGTCACCGACACAATTAACATTAGCGAAACTTCAGAAGGACAATTACCCTCTGGCTCAAGTAGTGGAGAAATGGAATAGCTGGGGTCGAGTGCGTGTTGATTTGTTCGGCATAATTGACGTGCTTGCAATTTCAGAAGAAGGTGATACAGTAGCTATTCAGACCACTAGCCTTACTAACGTAGGAGCCAGATTAAAGAAGATAAGTGATAGTGAAGCAATTAAACATATAAGAAAAGCTGGGTGGACTGTGTTAATTCATGGGTGGTATAAGAAAAATAATAGATGGCATGTTAAAGAGGTAGACGTTTCTTAGGAGATAATATGGCAGCTAACTGTCAAGCAACATACAACGTACGTGGTGAAGTATTAAATACCACACAATTACGTGAACGTATTATGGAAATTATTGGTGATAAGAAATTAACCATAAGAGAAATTGAAGAAGCATTAGGTTTTGAACCTAAAAGACTTATGTCTATTATGACTGGAATGTCAGCTAACCACATTGTACTTATGGAAAAGTTAAACAATAATAAACGCTTTGCAGTTTACTATAACCATCCAAAGTCAATGCTTCAAAACATATTTCATCCATTACCTAAAGGCTATGAAAATATGCAAGGTAAAGTTTATACAGAAAAGCATACAAAACACAATGAACGTATAAGAACACCGTATGAGACATTTAATTTTAGTTCAATGTATAACTTAGCAGAATGATAGATACTAACCGTTTATTAGAACTATTAGATCTATGGGCTTTATGGATGAAGTCGGATAATCATAAGTTAGGTTTTCCGTCTAAAAGTATAGGCATGTATTCAGGGGGTGAGTCAACTGTTGACTCATTTGCAGAGATGGTGGAAGCTCAAGATATGGCTAATATACGCACACTAGACGCCATAGTGCATAGTTTACCTAAAGAACAACAGGAAGCTATATACGCTAGGTATTTAGACGCTAAAAAGCCACTTGCATACCCATATAAATTAGAGATAGCACTAGATAATATGCTAACTATTAGTTCAAGACGTATAAATGCTTGACAAACAGAAAAAACATGATATAATACACGCATAGGGACAACTATTGCCCAAAGAAATGTAACTCTCCGTCTAGCCCTGTTCAACCAGGGCATTTTTTTATGAAACTCTCCGTATGTAATGAATGTGGTCAGCCCTTTGACTACACAGGATACGACACGTGTCCAGAATGTAAGACAGATACTTTTATCAAGTTAAGGAATGACAATGAAGAAGCCAACCACAAAGACAGGCAAAGTAAAGAAAGTTTCAAAGGTAATGAAGGAATTTAAAGCAGGTACACTTCATTCAGGTAAAAAAGGTCCAGTAGTTAAATCTAAAAAACAAGCTGTAGCTATTGCACTTAGCGAAGCTGGTATGTCTAAAAAGAAAGGTAAATAATTATGCCAATGGTCGGAAAAATGAAGTTTGCTTACACCGAAAAGGGTAAGAAAGAAGCTAAAGAATACGCTAAGAAGTCAGGTAAGAAGATGGCAGCTAAGCCTATGAAAAAGGCAGCTAAACGTGGCAAATAAGCCAGGTTTATACGCTAACATTGCAGCTAAGCGTGCAAGAATTAAAGCAGGCTCAGGCGAAAAGATGCGTAAACCAGGTACTAAAGGCGCACCTACAGCTAAAGCATTTAAACAATCAGCGAAGACAGCCAAGAAGAAATGATTAAGAAGGGCAAAGAAACATTCTCAGGTTATAATAAACCTAAGAGAACTCCAAGTCATCCTACTAAGTCACATGCAGTATTGGCTAAAGAGGGTGACAAAGAGAAACTTATACGCTTTGGTCAAAAGGGCGTATCAGGTGACAAAACAAATACAGATAGAGCAAAGTCATTTAAAGCAAGACACGCTAAAAACATTGCAAAAGGAAAAATGAGTGCCGCTTTTTGGGCAAACAAAGTAAAGTGGTAAAACTAGATATATATGTAGGATATGATGGCAAGGTAGAACCAATTGCTTATCATAACTTTTGCCAGTCAGTTATAGAGAAGTCATCTATACCGGTAAGTTTTACACCATTAGCACTAAA